GGAACGGAGAACCTATACAAAAAGTTGCTTAGTTAAACAAATCATAGTAATAGGTTATAAATCACAACAGGAGAATCATTATGCCAAAAGGTAAAGGAACATACGGGTCTAAAAAAGGCAGACCACCAATGAAGAAAAAAAAGAAAAAGAAATAGTGCCTAAAAAGAAACCTATTTTTGCCAAAGAAAGACCTAAAAAATTAGGAAAGCCAAAACCTTTTAACAAAAAGTCTAAGGCTTATAAGTCTGTTAAAAGATCAGCAGATAAAAAATTTGGCAAGAAAGTAAGTCTTTATAAAAACATTTTTATTTCACAAGCTATTAAGAAATAAACCCAAAGAAGAAAAAATAGATGGATATTATAACTAAAATAGACCCTGATTATGTATCTGAAACACATGATGTTGGTGCAACTTCAGCACAATCTTCAGCTATAGTAACTGGCTCAGGTAGAGTTAGAATTTGTACAACTACTCATGCACATATTAAATTTGGTGCAAACCCTACAGTAACTGAAGAAGATGTTATGTTACCAGCAGATCATGTTGAAATATTTGCTTTTAAAAGTGGAGATAAGGTAGCCTTTATTCATCATGGCGGGGGTTCAGGAGAAATTAACATAACAGCAGTTGATTAATGGGAATTACTACTTCAACCACTCTTAGAAACCTTTACACTAAGAACATAGCTGGTGGTAAACGAAAGAAAAAGAAGCCTAAGAAAAAAAAGAAATGAAGAAGCCTACATCTATTGTTTTTGGACATAGAAAGATTAACATAAAATATATTCCACACAAAACAGCATCTAAATTAGGTTTCCTTGCAGAGATAGACGCACATAAAAATTTAATACGCATAGACAAATCACTAGACCACCAAACTACTTTGAACTGCATAATACATGAGATGATTCATTTTATATGTGATCATTTCTCAATAGAATGTCCAGCTAATATAGAAGAATTGTTTGCTGAATGTGGCACTAACGGATTACTAGACACACTAGCACAAAACCAAAATCTTTTAGAATATCTTGCAAAAGTCTTAAAAAAGTAGTAAGCAAAAATAACGATTACATATCGGTTAATTATGGAACTAAAAACAAGAAAAGTATCTGACCTTATACCCTACATCAATAATAGTAGGACGCACTCTGAAGAGCAAATAACTCAGATTATATCAAGTATTAAAGAATTTGGATTTACTAACCCCATTCTACTGGAAGAAGAAAACGGAATTATTGCTGGGCATGGTAGATTACTAGCAGTAAAAAAAATGGGTTGGGAAGAAGTACCTTGCGTTACTATTAAAGGATTAACCAAGACTCAGATTAAAGCACTTAACATAGCCGACAATCAAATAGCTTTAAATGCTGGTTGGGATTTAGATAAACTTAAATTAGAAATTAAAGGGTTAGATGAAGATGAGTTTAATTTAGACACATTAGGATTTAGCAAAAGCCAAATAGATGATTTCTTGTTTGAAGAAGTTGTTGGATTAACTGATGAAGATGAAGTTCCTGAAGTAATAGAACCAAAGTCTAAGCTAGGAGATATATTTATATTAGGTAATCATAGGGTTATGTGTGGGGATAGTACAATACAAGAAAGTTTAAATAAATTAATGGCTAATAATTTAGCAGATTTACTACATACCGATCCACCTTATAATGTTAATTATTCTAATATTGATAGACCAAACCCAAGTAAAAAAAATTTAGGTAAAATAAAAAATGATGTTATGAGTAAAGAAGAATTTTATCAATTTTTAAAAGATTCTTTTACAAGTGCTTATACTTTTTTAAAAAAAGATTCTACTGCTTATATTTGGCATTCAGATAAAGAAGCAATTAATTTTATGAAATCTTTTATAGATTCAGGATTTAATTTTTCTCAACAAATAATATGGAAAAAACCAATGCTATTAGGTAGAGGAAGATATCAATATGCTCACGAACCTTGTATGTTTGGTTTTAAAGGTTCTCCTTATTTTACAGATGATAGAAAAAAAACTACTATTTGGGATTTTGGTGGTTATGATAAATCTAAAAATTTACATCCAACTCAAAAACCTATATTTATCCCAGAAGAAGCATTAAACAATTCTAGCAAACAAGGTTCTAATATATTAGATTTGTTTGGAGGTTCTGGCTCAACATTAATAGCTTGTGAAAAATTGGCAAGAAATGCATTTATAATGGAACTAGACACCAAGTATGTAGATGTAATTATTCAGAGATGGCAAAACTTTACAGGAAAAGAAGCAACACATGAGCAATCAGGACAAAGATACAACGAACTCTAAAGCTGGAAGACCCAAGAAAGAACTTGATAAGGAACAAGTTTATAAATTGGCTTTAATGCACTGTAATATGCAAGAGATGTCTGATTTTTTTGGTGTAGATGTTAAGACTCTACGAACCAATTATTCCCAACAAATCCTAAAAGGAAAAGCTGAGGGAAAAATAAGACTTAGGAAGAAACAATTTGAGGTAGCTGAGAAGGGTAATTGCTCAATGTTAATTTGGCTAGGTAAGCAAGTATTAGGACAATCAGACCAACAAACAGGAGATGATAATACTCCATTACCATTATCAGATATATTGTGATTAAGTATTTTCTGTTCTTACACATAATGATTGCTAATCCTGAAGGACAAGTTCCTAAGGTGCATGACTTTTGGTTTCAAGACCCTGAACTAAGATATTATAAAACAGAAAAAGATTGTCAAAGTAGTGCTAATGAAATACTGAAGTGGGCTAGGCAATCTATGGAAGATAAAAATTTAACTGTTATGGACACTTGGTTTGAGTGCATTGAGGTACAAAAGAATGAACAAGCATCATCTCATAATCAACATAGAGGATATCAAACGATATGACATTAATTCTAAACGAGAAATATTTAACAAAGCTATCTTCTATGAAGCTAAAAGCATCTTACTTTATGGACAAACTTTCAAAGATTCTAAAGAAAAAGTGGAAGAAAAAATCTTTCAAACAAACAGTAGCTATCATTACGATTTGGTCGTTGTTGCTAATCTTCTTGAGCATATACCTTTAGATTATTTGCCTGTTGTGGTTAGAGATATATTTAGCTACTCAAGTAAACACGTTATGGTTATATTAAATTACAAGTCCAATATGTTTAAACCAGTAGTAAAACAATTAAGCAAATACCCAAGACACTCATTTTATTTTAATGCTATCTGAACCACAAAGACAGGTCTGTTCTTCTACTAAAAGATTTAGAGTCTTAGTTACAGGAAGAAGGTTTGGTAAGACTCATTTATGTTTAACTGAGATACTTAGAAAAGCTAGGTTCTCTGACAATGGTAAAATCTTTTATGTGAGTCCTACTTACCGAATGAGTAAGGAGATTATGTGGAAGCAACTCAAGAAGAAGGTCAAAGAATTAAGATGGGTTAAGTACATTAATGAAACCGAACTAACAGTAGTCCTAATTAATAATTGTCAGATAAGCTTAAAGGGTGCAGATAAGTCAGCAGATAATCTTAGAGGTGTGGGTCTTAATTTTTTAGTATTAGATGAGTTTGCAGATATCCCTGAAGAAGCATGGAGTGAAGTTCTAAGACCTACCATATCTGATAAGCATGTGAACGGAGAAGTATTGTTTGTTGGTACTCCTAAAGGCATGGGTAACTGGTCATTTGAAATGTACCAAAAGGGTAAGTCAGAAGACCCTGAGTGGGCTTCATGGAAATTCACAACTATAGAGGGTGGTCAAGTTGAGGAACATGAGATTGAACAGGCTAAGAAAGACTTAGATGAGAGATCATTTAGGCAAGAGTATTTAGCTTCTTTTGAAACTTATAATGGAGTTGTTTATTACAACTTTGACAGAGAACAAAATGTTAAGCCATGTAAGTATGACCCTCAAGCAATTATCCATGTTGGATTAGACTTTAACATAGACCCAATGTCAGCTTGTTTATTTCATTTAAAGAATGGAGTAGCAGAGTTCTTTGATGAGATAGTTATTTACTCCAGTAATACTGACGAATTTGTGGACGAACTACTAAGCAGATATCCTAAAAATAAAATCATTGTATATCCTGACCCAGCATCAAGACAACGAAAGACTTCTGCTGGTGGACGAACTGATTTAACTATCTTGCAAAATGCTGGATTAAATGTTAAGTGTCGTAATACTCATGCTCTAGTTAGGGATAGGATTAATTCTGTGAATTCAAGATTGAAGAATTTTGATGGTAAAAAAAATATATTAATTGATCCTTCTTGCAAAAACCTTATTAATGGTTTAATGAAACAAATGTATAAAGAAGGTACTAATCAACCTGAGAAAAATGGAAACGATCACATGAATGACGCTTTAGGCTACGCAATAGAATATATCTTCCCTATAACTTCCAACTTACCACCCTCACAACCAAAGAGATTTAGCTAATGGCATATACAAGAGACGAGATTTTAAGAGAAAACGATTTATACAGTTCCTTTTCAACAAGATGGGAATACTACATCAGAAGTTATTTAGGTGGAGAAGAATATAAAGAAGGTAAATATTTACAGTCCTACCAGTTAGAAATACCAAACGAATATGAGAGAAGATTAGAATATACTCCATTAGATAATCATTGTCGTAATGTAGTTAGTATTTACTCATCATTTTTATTTAGAATTAAACCAGTCAGAGAGTTAGGTAGCTTAGAGGACGATCAAACTATTCCTATGTTCTTAGATGATGCTGACTTAGAAGGTAGAAGTTATAATTCATTACTAAGAGAGATGCAAACTTATGCTTCTGTTTACGGACATTGTTGGTTAATTATTGACAAGCCAAACTCTAATGCAAGAACAAGAGCAGAAGAATTACAACAAGAGATTAGACCTTATATCAATATTTATACTCCTGAGAATATTATTGATTGGAATTACACAAGAGCAAGTTCAGGTAAATATTACTTAGATTATTTAAAAGTTAGAGAGTATAAGGACAGTCAAAAGTCTGTATTTAAGATTTGGTATTTAGACAGAATAGATACAGTTGAACTATCTAATACTGGAGTCAAAGCACCTAAACTTATAGACTCAGTTCCTAACTCGCTTAATAAAAT